ATTCGTATTGCAATGGAGATGGGAATGACCGGTATTGGTGTGGCTCAGAGAGGGCCAATCGAGAGAAGGTTCATTCACCTAGACGATATGAACGGTGAAGACCACCCTCGGCCTTGGGTGTGGAGTTATAAGTAAAGGAAACGGCTATATCAACGCTAAGGGGGTAGAGAGAGCCGTACAGAGCAGGTGACTTGTTTAGGCTAGGTTGCTGCCCCAACACTCTCCAACGGCTCTCCTGCCTCATCCTCGGCAGCGTTTTCTTCCAAATCTTCTTCATCGAAGAACAAATCTGCATAATCTGTCTTAGATAGCAGATCAATCAGTTTTTCTTGGCCTAATACGTTAAGGCATTTTATAATTGAAAGCTCTAGGGCTTCACGATCTCTTGGTACTTTCGTATCTGAATTAGCACCACGTACTCTACCTAATAATTCAAGTGCTTTGATGGCACTGTTAGTGTGTCCATTCGTGGCAGCATATGAGTACTGCTTCTCAATCTCCTCAAGAACATTGACATTAGTTTCTAGTTCATTCTCTAATGTATGAACTCGTTCTACAACCTCGTCTATCTGTAGCAGTCGATAGCCTTGGTTATATGCTGACTTATCCGAATACCCTGCGGCCTTAGCTGCCTCGGTTGCATTGCGGTGCAGCACATAAGCCTGTGCAAACTTTTCTTGTTTCTCGTTTAAGGCCATTGTTATTTCTTCATGTTGTTACGAGCAACACCTTTCCACTTTTCTGCGGTACGCATACCACCAAGACCTAGTAATGCCATAACAAGGCTAGTAAGTTCTGATGTCTCTAATGTAGGTAAGAATACATCTGGTGAGTACATCAGCAGTGTCCAGCTAATAATAGGAGCTAGTATAAACTGCCACGCTAAAGCAAAACAGCATACCCACATGATGGCTGGTCTTGCTCCACTTACAAAGACAGAAGGATGCTTGGCCTGTTCGATGTTAGCCTGTGCTTGAGCCATGTCTAGTGTAATAAGCTGGGACTTTAGTTCAGACTCTAGCTTAACCCGTAGGTCTTTGTCTTCAACAAACTTATCTAGTACTTTACCAGCTACTCCTACAACTGAATCTAAAATACCAATCATAGCTTCTCTCCTTCTTTTTTCTTAAGTGCTGTAACCTGTGGATACATTTCAAGTTTATAGCCTTCAACAATAAGATTGTCTTCCTCATTAGGAGTATCAAAGAACAAATATATTTTTATATCGGGGTACTTAAAGGACATGTCAGCAAAGAAGTTTAACCATGCTTTAGGTTCAAACACAGAAATATGTACGTTAGTTCCGTCAGCAAACTTTTTTAACGCTGGGACACAAGCAATATTAAAGAACGCTATCTTACCAGCATAGGATAAAATCTCATTTACTACCCACTTCAGGTCTGTCTCTGGTATATGTTCTAAAACATCAGTACAAATCACTGCATCAAAGTTACCCTTTTCCCATGCGTCAGGAAGTGTATCATGTTGCTCGTATGCAGGGTCATACAGTCTAAAAGAATCTAAATTCCAAAGCTCTCCAAGGGGCTTATCTATTTCATCAGATAGTTCTTTGAAGTTATCGCCGTAAAGAATACCCTTACCAGCACCATAATCTAATAAAGTAATACAGTCATTTTTTTCTAGATAGCTTCCAATAATATCTATATATTTTAATAGACTCTTACCGTTAAACATTCCTTTAGCTGCTGAGTGCATCTTTTTGTATTCTGAAAGAAGCTTATGATATTCTTCAGAGGCATTATACTTATGAGTATGGGACGACTCATAATCAATCTCCCTGTCTGGAACATGTCCCCATTTAGAAATCTTGGTTTCTTCCCAGCTATCATCAGTCATTGTAGTAATCCTTAAATTGAGGGCGCTTGTCCCTACTGTTATTTATTTTCCAAAGATCAGCAACCATTGTATTTTCTCCGTGGAAATCTAACACACCTTCCATGCCCTGATCTGAAAAGACTTTCTCGCAATCTTGTGCCATAGCTAAAAGCTCACCTGTAGTCCAATAAGTTTTCTCTTCTACATTAACTTCAATGTACTTAGGTTTAGGAACTTCTCCTCCTTCTACATCACCCGTAGTCTCTGTTTTTTCTTCTTTCGTAGGCTCTTCTCTACAACAGTCAAAGCCCCATAGATGAATATTTCTAATGCCCATTGTATGGAAGACACCAATAGCTCTCATGGCTGCACAAGTACCGCCTGTAATAAGTGTGGCTCCTTGGGGGATGCCAAGGTTATCTTCTACCTTAACCTGCTGATTAACAATTTCTTTACCCTGCTCTCCTTCTTGACGAAGAGAATCAGTATAGGCGTGCCAACCATAGATAGAAGCCTTGTTGTTAATCAAGTGTTCAGTGACAGAAGGATCAGTCATAGAAGCAATAAAGAATCTTGTAGTAGGATCAATGTTTGCAAACAAGTCTTTACGAATAACATTGTGTGTACTCTTACCTGTAATAGGTCGAGGGTCTAAGACAACACAGCCCCAAGGCTTGATACCTTGAGCAAGTAGGTGCGGATATGCGTGCTTAACTGTGAGTAATTTAGCATGTGGGTTATCGCTGATAAATTTCTTTAGTGCATCATAGTCGATGTACGGCCCAGCAGAAACAATAATACCCATTTCTTTATTTGCCGGATGTTTAGTTACCCACTTTTTATCTCCAATAAGTTTCATATTGGTTTGGATATTATTTGTAATGTACTCTCTAGGAACTGAGTCCCGTGGATGTACAATAATAGGCACACGTTTTAGTGTGTCTGGAACTTCTTCTAAGTCTGAATTGCTTAAGATAACTGTTAGATGGGTGTGACCACCATCAATTACCTTATCTCCAGAAGGTAGGATGTATTTTCTAACTACACTCTTCTCGTCAAACACAGTCCACCCATCTTCTACCGCAGGTTTTTCTTCTAATTTCTGTATGGCAATACCATCAAAAACTTTTTTAACACCCTGTGCTTCTTCTTTTGGGAGCTTCTCGTCATCATCCTTTGTAAAGTAATGATCCATAACAACCACTGGAACATCTTTTAAAAATTCATACTCAATCTCTACAGTTTCTTTACTGTTGCCGCTACCAATTAAAGCAAAGTCTACAGACTCTAATTGATGTGGATATTTTTTAAGATTATCTAGCTTATAGTGTTTGGCTAGGCTCTCTCTTACATTTCCTTTTACTATTTCAAAAGAGAAATCTTTCTTCTCTTTCTCTTTCATGTGTTCCTTAAACTCGTCAAGCCTAGCTGAGATAGCCTTCTCTGTGTTATGTGGCTTGGCATTAAACTCTAATGCGTCTGTAGCTGAAGTAGCGTCTTCAAATAAATCAAAGCCAATGTAATGAACAGTGTCTGTATTCTCAAACGCTGCCAGAGCCATCTCAATAGCCCGACCTGCGTTCCATGTGCCTGTCTCTAGCAAAGTGCTTGGCTTGTAGTGCCTAATTAAATCAGCAAGCTGGCGATACCTGTTGGGTAGAATGTCTGGAGATGTTTCGGTATCAGACAGTTGAATAAGCCTGTTACCTTCTTTGTCTCTAAGGGCAGCATTTTTCTTATCTCTGAGACAAGCAAAGAGATTATTAGCATATGAAGACTTACTAGAAATCTCATGTACCCTCATACCATGAGCTACGTAAATGGTACGTAGTCTATTTAGAATGAAGCTATCATGCCACTCACGATAGTTTAAGAACTCTCCAGAAATAAATGCTCCTCTAAAATCTCCAAGCAGGTCTACTGCTGTCTGTCTAGAAAGATTGTAGGCAGCGAAATGGCCTGAGTCATCTAGACATACCATATCAATGGTTTCTTTTTTATCAGGAAATAATTTATCTAGTTCTGTTACTGTAATCTTTTTCTGTGAGATTACGTCAGGGTCTAACCAGATCATCCACGCATCAACATTATTAAATGCACACTCTGTTATAGCTAAGACACGAGGCATAAACTTATGTGGGTCTAGGATATCCTGATATGGAATCTGTCCTCCTTCAGTTCCGTTATGTTCAGCATACTCACTAGAAAACTTAACGTAGTCTTCTAGATTATCAAGAGCATGGTAAAAAATATTAGACCCTTGTGGCAGACTGTGCTTGGAAATGTCTATATCATAATGATAGCAATGAAACTCAATGTCTGGAGACCAGTAATCTTTAAACTGATTTAGTACCACACTTCCTGTTTGATTTAAAATGTCTTCATTAAAACAAGTTACAACTTTATATTTCATCAGTTAATCCATGTAAAAGTAAATAAGAATAATCCATATTCCACTCGGAAGCATACTGTGCATCCATAGTTCTCTGACAATTCCAATCCTTAAACCAAGGTCCGCCAGTTGTAAAGTGAACATTTTTAGCATCAAGGTTCACATCGGAATGTCCATCAAGCCAGTTCCAATCCTCTGTAATTTTACCAATGTCAGATGCTTTATCAGATAGCCATCCAAACTTATGTAGCCAAGACCCTGTGTTTGAATTGATCTCATTAATTGTCAGCTTCTGATGTGCTGGGTGAGAACAGTTCCACAGTACAAAACTAGACCAGTTCTTTCTAAAGTAATTCTCTTGTAGCTTACCATCCATCTTAACTGTTTCTGTAGGAGCATAATCATGCTGCACACAAAACAAAGGATAAAAATCTGAATACTCTTGGGTAGTATACTCTTCAAACAAATCATTAATGTCTGTCCGCATATACATATCAGAGTCCATATATAAAGCCCAGCCTTCGTACATATTAAGTGCTGGCACAAGGAACCTAGTAAAACTAAAATCAGTAGAGAAAGGGCGACCATCTTTCTGGTCAATGAACTGGTCATCGACAATATCAAACTGTCGGTAAAACAATCCCATGCGCTCAACCATAGGTCGCTTGATAGGTATAATTCTTACAGCTTTAGACGCTGTACGTTCAATAGCAAACTTACATACATCATAGGCTGTTTGTTCTCGTGGATCGTATCCTATGTATACAGTAAATGGTAGTTTCTTAGACATATAAATAGTTGTAGAGAGGAAGCCACAACCCCCTCCCTACATCCTCTCCTCAGTTAATGTTAATATTTTTTGGTTGCTTACTTTCTGGTAGCTCTTTTTTCAGACTAAGAGTTAGGATACCATTGGTGAGGTCGGAATCAGAAACTTCCACGTACTCACCTAGTTTAAATTGCTTATGAAAATTTCTTTCAGCAATCCCGTGATGTAAAAATTTACTACTTTTGTGTCCTTTTCTAGCACCCTTAATGGAAAGTAAACCGTCAGTGTCGGTGATGCTAAGTTCTTCTTTTGTAAATCCTGCAACAGCAAGGCTTAATTTAAAATTATTACTATCTATCTTTGTTATGTTATGAGGGGGATAGTTACCAGCAAACTGTAACCTAATTGTTTCCAAGTCATTAAACAATGACTCAAATCCAATTGTATAATTATCTAAAAGTACTGACTTTAGTTCCATAATATTTCTCCTTATTTAGCGAGTTATCAAAGCCCCATGATGGCAGCTTCATATATATTATATAGTATTTTTATTTATAATGCAAGTCTTTTTTACACTCCACACACACCACCAGTACCGCTGATGTCACAGATGTCGTGTGTCTGTACGTTGTCCTCAAACTCTTCACCTAGTTTTTCTACTGCTTCTGCATATGGAACAGCAGTTAAAGGCTGACCGCCACGGCACCCATCAGGGAAGCAGGTAAAGCCACGTAGCCTGTGGGCATACTTAGCTAGTGTCTGTGCAAAGTCTTCTACACCAGACTCGTTGTTGTTGGGCGTTCCCCATGCAGGAAGATTGATAGTGCTAGAGATAGACATGTCTACATACTCCTGCACGTTAGCTTGGAAACTTAGTCGTCGTTCATAGTCAGTAGCAAGATCAATAGCTGACTCAATCTCTTCTGGCTTAGTGCCATACAGATCAATCATCTCCTGTGCTGCACTGTCTACTACATACTGGTAGTGCCACTTCTTTGACTTGAGGTAGCGTCGTTTGTATGATACTGCAAATATAGGTTCAACACCTGTGGAAGTTCCAGCCAGAATGCCGATTGTTCCAGTAGGTGCAACTGCTCTAACTGCTGCTGGTCGTGAAACAGATAGTGTCTCTGAAAAATCTCTGGCAATTCTGTCGGACTCTGCCTCGTAAACTTTAAGCCAGCGATGCAGTTCTGGGGTAGTCTCATACCTATGTCCTCGTTGGATAAGCCATTCGTGAAGCCCCATGAGTCCCAGCCCCAGCCGCCTGTTCTTCTCTCTGACAGTGTTAATCTTATCATAAGGTAGTTGTGCGCGTAAGGTTCCGCACAAGAGAAACTTGGTTGCGAGTTGGACGACGCCTTTGAGTTGAGTAAGGTCATCAATCCTAGCAAAATTAAGACTGCCAAGATTACAAACGTCACTGTCATCTTCGGACGTAACTTCGGTACACGCATTACGAAGGGTTTCGTTTTCTTTCTCGAAGAAGTTGAAGCTAAATCCGGGTTCAGCACTTCTAAGAGCCTGACGTACATTATACCTAAAGACATCTCCTATTTCTCCTGTTTCCCAATAGTTTAATAACCAATCAGTATCATAATTTACACTGATGTTTGTCATGTCAAGAGGACAAGGGAAGTCAAAGTCATCCTGCTTAACGTCAAAGTATGTTTGGCCTGTCTTTCCCACAGGCATTTCATTCCAGTTCTTAGCATTAAGAAACTGCATAATGTCTGGATGCTGATGATTGAGCGAAGCATAGATAGCACTGCGTCTGCTACCACCCTGCATAACTCTACGGCCAATCTCGTTAATCATTTGCATCTTAGGAATAGGTCCGCTGGCTGTGCCGCCTGTACCCTTAAGAGTTGCACCTTCTCCACGATAGACAGAATAATCAATACCAATGCCACCGCCTGTCATCAAACAAGATTCAGATTTCCATGATAGGTTAGCCCAATCTTCTCTGGTATCTTCTTCTGCTCGAAGAAGGTAACAGTTATTAAAGAATTTCTTTTCGCGTCCTGCATAATATAAATATCTACCACCCGGAAGGAAGCGGAGGTTAGACATGTGGTCAATCAGTTCGTCCTTCTCGTCACGAGTTAGATAGTTCTGACATACATCTTCAACCAGAGTACACGCCAGTTCGTGCATAGTTTCTGCGCCTGTGTGTGAGTATTTAGTATTGAAAATATCTTCACTGAACTTGGACCTGAACTGTGGATTTCTATTGGACTTAAACATATACTTCCCCTTCGTACTTCTATTTGTTGTAATATAACTTTAAAATTAACTCTGCATAATGGATAGCTTTCTTGATGTCTTTCTCCCCTTCTCCTTTGGTACGGTGGCGTGTGATATACTTTACTACATTACCCTCAAAGTAGTCAAGGCTATTAGCGTGGATATATTCTACTGGCTGTATGCCGCAGTCTTTGTAGTGATTGCCTCCGACCTGCTTAGTCAGAGTATTGTTGATGTCTTCTTTGTAACGTCTTAGATAATAATCATCTGCTCTTTCTTTAGAGGAGGATGTTAATCCTTCTTCTGACATTCTCTTGATCTCCTGTTTCTATTACCTTCAAAGCAAAGCTCCTTACCTTGTGAGGCTCAAGCCCTGCATGGGTACAAATTATTTCAAAGTCTTCGCTTGTCACACCGATAGATGCAAAGAACCATGCCTTAGCTTGGTCTCTTTCAAGTGTAATGCTACTGGCTTCATAGCTTCGTTTTTCTTTAAACAAATCTAAGAAAGCTTGTAAGATAACAGATACGTATAAAACTTTATGTGGGTCTTTGTTTAATTGATCGTATAAAGATTCAAACAGTGGTTCATTCATCTTCATGGTAGTCCTGAACTGGTCTATAGAACTTACCACCTACCCAGTTGTTGTAGTAGGCTGGCTCGTCTGTGCCTTCTAATGTAGCAGTTAGCACATGCCGTGTTACTTGATGGTAGCACTCATAATACTTTAAGCTTCTCTTGTTTTTAAACTGTCCTAGCATTTCAAATTTAAAATTATCTTTGCCGTGCTTATCAATATCTTCTTTGAGGTGACGACTAGAACCTGCATATATTTTCCAGTTGGATTCAGATTTTTTCTTACCCTTACGGAAAGACCAGTACTGTTTACATCCTATATAAGATTTCTTAGTTTTAATATTAGTAATACAGTATACAAAACCAAAGTGCTTATGTATGTCTATCTTCTTGTCGTAGTTCCAGTGCATCTAGTAAAATACTTCTTCTACGTCTGGCGTTTTCGCCACCTTAACCAGATGTCTTTTACCCGCTGAATATTTAAATGTACGTAAGCCTCTGCCCTCATTCGCATCACTCCAACATTCTCGATTGTGGCGGCAATACACACAACCAATAGGAAGACGCATGTTACCAGACTTACCGTCAGGAATAGCAGAATAGCACCTATCAGGGACCGTTGAGGACGGCTCCACCACTTTTTTAAGCTCTCTAATACGTTCCGCAGCATTTATCATCTCCATTGAATGTACTTTTGATAGACATATCTCACCAGTTGATTTGTCTATGACTAAGAACCCAGCCTCGCTCAATCCATTTGCTTGTGCATAGGCTGAAATCTGTGCAATGTAACCAAAAGGATCGTCGTTTACTAGGTCGTTACGTTTAAACTTATCAAAGCTTCTACCTGATGCGCTCTTACAATCAATAAGGACACCATCAATAAGAGAATCTTGATGTCCTTTAACACCTTCTAATGTTAGCTCTCGTTGCTGGTCAGTGACTGCATGTCCTGACACAGTAGCACATAGTAACAACAGTTCTTCTAAAATATATCCATATAAAAATTTAATTCTTGTGCTTGGTTGTATATGATCTTCAGTTGTTTCTACTCTTGAGTCATACCATAACTGTCTGTTTGGTTTGCCAATGGCTGATAGCCTTAGACCTCTACGATCCCTTGGAGTTTCGTTCATGAAGTCTTTAACGTGTGTCTTCAACATCTCTCCAAAGGTATCAATGTGCTTGTCTACCTCGGCTTCATCCATATCAATAGGATCAAAAGTAAATAGCTTATAAATATCTTCAACTAAAGTATCAATTGTTTTAGTCATAAAAATTAGAGGGACACCTAAATTAATAGATGCCCCTCCTCTCCTTTCAAATTACGAAGCTAGGGGGAAGTCTACTACTTCGTTATTTGTGTATCCATTAGGGACCACATCAAAGTCAGGACCGCT